CCAACCCCGAGATCCTCGCCCATATCGACCGGAATAACTTGGGAACTGCTTGTAACGATTAGATCCAAACTCAAGTCCTGCCCAAAGTTGCTGTGTATTACCGCCACCGGATAGACGCTGACGTGCAAATCCAATATCGATTCGACCTGTCTTTGATGATTTGGAGACTTTAGCGCCGTCAACTGTTGCTCTAACTGCTTTTGCTGCTTTTTGACGCGCATAGCCAGCTTGTTGGATTTCTTTGAGAGCATAGTCAGCCATCTCTCCTGCCACTTGTTTTGCTTCATCTGTGGCTTCTTCTCCCATCAAAGTAAAAGCTTTGGCGAGTGAACGAAGTTCGCGTTGGCTGTATTGGCTAAGACCTACCTCTGCCATTTCGCTCCTTCATTACTTCAATCGCTGTCAATAAATCTTCCCCATCTTCCCAATACTGCATTGGGATTCCGGTAGCAATCGCTAACTCAACTAAGAGTCGGCTTACGCTTCCGACTGGATGGCTTTTGGGTTATCAGCCCCCACTTCGAACTCCGAAACGGTTTCCATCCATATATCAAAAGACTTGACTGGTTTTCCAGCTGATTCTCTTTTCATCGCCGAATAAGCCAAGAACATTATGTCCCATATTCCGGGAGTGGTTAGTTGGCTGACTGTTTTACCAGTTTCCTTTTCCCACTTTGCATAATCGACTGGCTTGGTTGTGTAAAGAGCCTCGTCTCCGTTGTTATATTTAATTGTAATTTCTGTTTTCATAGCTCCCGATTCCCCGATCTATTAGGTGTAAGACTCTGAAGGTTGTCCAACGACTGTCAATGTCCAAGTGTCGGTAAGAGCTCCAGGAGCAGCTCCACCTGCGCTTGGGAAGATTGGTAGAACGTTGAAAGTAAATACTGCGCCTGTTACGGCCGTGAAAACAACTTGAACTGTGCTATTCGGGCTTTGTTCAGCGTTGTTCCACATTGACTCGAACAATGATCCGTGAGCACCGGAAGCGCCCCAATCCTGAAGAAGTTCGATTGTAAATGTCCATTGTTTATCAACGGACTTGTAAGCGCGACCATCAAGAGTCTGATAGGTCTCGATAATTGTTTCAGCGCTGAGAGTCGCTGAGGTTGTTTGAGCGTCGTATGGCTTCGTGTCAAGTGTGAAGGTCACATCGCGCCCTGTAATGATTGTCGTCATTGGGTCTCCTTATGCGGTTTGCTCGTAGCGGACGCTCAAGCGGATATCGGAAACAAGTAAGTTTACTGTTCCGACTTGAGTTACTGTCGGTCTTTCGACTGTTGATAACTCATACTTGGACGCTGATAGAGCGCCAAGAATACTAAGAACTAGCTTCTCTAAATTGTCCAATGAAGCTGGATTTGATAAATAGGCAACTGCCGCCGAGATTGTGTAATTCAATTTAACCCGAGTCGTAACTTTGCCAAGAACTTCCATCTCCATATAAGGCGAATCGGGAACTATTACTACGGCAGGAACTTGAGGTGCTTCCGGGACGTGATCGTAAACATTGGCGCTGACATTTGCCAAAGCTGTTTTAATAGCACCTCGGACATCTTGAGAAATCGATGGCATTATCCAATCATCGTTTCTGTGTCGATATATGGCCCAAGGATTCCTGAAATTCTATTAAAGAGGGAGCGGCCAAGGCGGAAAGGTGACACCGTAAAATCCACTCCCTCGATCTGCCCACCTGCGGCAGTTCTCGCTTGAAAGATTTCGACTGAAGTAATAATTACCGCGTTTTCTACGTTAGCGTTACCTACATACGTTGAAGCGCCGGATAATGTGGCAGTTCCGGCCGGGATAACGTTACGCTCGATGATGTCGGCGTTGGTTATAGCAGCTGTGAAAACATAAGGCTCGATGAGGTCATCGGTTACGGTAACTGTTGCGTTAAAAGGTGAACCGCAACCAGTTACGACAACGGATTGACCTTCGCTAAATTCGTGAATTGTTGAGGTGTAGTAATAAGCGACGTTATCGGTTAATTTAACTTTCTCAATTCTCGTCGAATAGGTTACGAGCATTGGGAGAATTAAATTCTCTGAAGTGTCAATGATGTCGTTTAAGTAAGTGTCGTTATAGAGAGATGACGAAACGCCAAGGACGGCTCGTAGCTCGGAAGCTGTGACTATCGTTGGCATTTCGTCATCCTTTCATTCTTTAGGTGAGCGGCCAGCTCGGGAGCGGACTGGCCGTCACTATTGGGATTTATCAGCTCTTGTTGAACCAGTTAGCGCCAGCGCCTACCTTTGTAGCGAGTGCGCCGTAGCCGTAATATGCGACTTTAATTTGTCCAGTTGCTATTACGTTAGTCTCAAGACGGAATCGACCGGACTCATACCAAGTGTAGGACTCTGGATTGAGAACAACCATTGAGTAATCGCCAAGACCAGTATCGCCAGTTCCGCCAATGTTTCGATCTACATAAAGATCTAATCCAAGGACGTTTCCGCGAAGTGAAGTTGGTGTTGCTACGCCAGCTGCGTTTGATGGTGAAGAAGCTGTGAAAATTGGGCGGCCAGAAGATTCGGCATAACCCATAATGTTGCCCCATTGTTGCGGAGAGACAACGATGTTTCTCGCGAAGCCAAGTGAAGCGGCATAGACGGCAGAAGCAGCGCTTGAAGCATAAGCTACAAGGCCAGCCGCAGATTCAGCTTGTCCAGTTGCGTTTAGAGTTCCGTTATTTCCAATTTCAGAAACTACGAAATCATCTGTTGCGCGAGCATAAGCGAATTCCATTTGACGAACGAGTTCATCAAAGAAAGCAGGGCTGGAACGATCAAGTAGCTCTACTGAGAATTCTTGTCCACCAGCAAACTTCTTAACGTTTACAGTAATGAAGCTTGATGTCATTCCGGTCTCGCCGATTGCGCCTTCTTCTGCTACCTCAGCAACAGTTGGCACAGCTGTAATCTTCGGAATTTCGAAGGTCATACCTGCGTCTGGAAGTGTGCCGCGAGAAATCGCGTCGATAATTGGACGATCAGCATTTGAGAGAGGATTAACAATCTCGGTTAGCTGGCGAGTTGGAATTAAGCCAGCGTTGTTGGTTGTGGTGTCATCAGCAGCTAAAACGTACTGACGTGAAGCGTCATCGCCAAGAACTTTGGCGCGGATTGAAGCTTCGAGGTACTTCGCCTTAGTAAACTCTAGGCGAGGCTTGGTGAAAAAGGCTGGGCGAGCTGCCTCAACAGTTTCCACCTTAGCAGCTTCTACCGCTTCTTCGGTAGGAGCTGGAGCGGTAGTGTCTGACACTTGTTCTCCTTCGGTTGGTTGATCTGATTCGACGGACGCCGATTCAGAATTTTCTATTTGTGCTTCATTCTCAGAAGCGGCGACTTCGCTAACGCGAGCGCTATCTATTGCTGGATCTGTAACGAGACTAACTTCTTCCAAAGAAGCTGAACTAATTTTCATTACGCCATTGTCATTAGACCATTCGTTAATCATCGCACCGACTGAGAATCCATCTCGGAGTCCCGTAGCGGCTTCTTCTAATGCGTCATCAGCTGCGAAAGTCTTTGCTAAAACGAATTTAGCGGTTATGCCTTTGTCATTTACTTCATAATTAGCAAGTTTTCCAATTGGTCGAGTTCTGTCGTGCTCAAGAAGCAATTTAACATTCTTCATCGCAATAGAATCTTTGGCGAATACCGTTGGGCCAACTGAGGTGTTGCCGCGCTCATTCCAAGTTACGATTGTGCCGCTAATTGTGCGAGTAGCGACATCGGCGGCTGTAATAGCCATTGGGAGATTAATTTTCATTAGGGATTAGGTCTTCCTCTCGTTGAATCTGCTCAACGCTCATCGCGCCAATGCGGTTGAGAATTTCATAGACTTGAGCTCTTTCCAAAGCATTACCGCGAAGGAAGTCGTCAAGATCGAAGCGCACCATTACCGGATTAGGAACGAAGTCCGGAAGTGACAGCCTTTCCTCAATCGCCTTAAGAATTGGACGAAGTGAGAAATCAACTAATGAGCGCCGTTCGCTAACCGCGTTGCTATATGTCATTGAAGTAGTCTCGGCGCTCAAGAAGTAAGCCGGGATTCCACAAGCTCGAGCCAATTCTAGCGCTACATATTGACGAGCTTCAGTTAATTGTAAAGACTTTGGGTCGAAGCCAATTTCTTTAATATCAACATCAGCATTTAGAAAAGCGGTTGCTCGAGATTGCCGAGCTGTGCGCCAAGCGGTAAGAAGTGAATTAATTCTTTCGGCTGGAAGATTTGTGCCAGTTGATTTAAGAGCAATAGTTGGTAGTGGGTCTTTTGCGTAAGTAACTGCCGAATTCTCTAAATAAACTGCCGCTTGGATTGTTTTACCTGCGCGATTTAGTAAACCTTCATCGCCACCATCGAATCTAATTAATGAACCAACTCCAAAGTTAGGAACTGCTTTACCATCAACCGAATAACCAGTAATTATGTTATTTAGTGGGTCGGTATCAACTGTTACTCGATCGGGAGATATACGAGTCCAAGAACGAACGCGACCGCCATCGGTTGCTGAATACATTTCCAGAACTTGTCCATAACCTACGCCATATAAGAAAATATCTTCTGCTAACCAAGTGTAAATAACAAAGCCAGCCACTCTAGGGTCAGGCTGATTAATTACTCTGTGCGGATCGACATATTCGCCAGTAATGCGGTTGAATGTTGTCAAAGGTAACGAACCAATAGTTCCGCAGATT